AGGAAATGGACAATCTGCGGGTTGCGCTTCCCTCCAACTGTGTTGAAGTTTCACTCGGCCTCGCGCTCACGAAGCGGGCCTACCACACCCTCAATTCACTCATCAGGCTTGAGCGTCGTTTGCGGACGGCACTCACCTTCACTACACCCAGCGACAGTACGGTCTACATTACCGGAATTCGCGCTCAACGCTACACGCACACGCACCAGATCGCCCTCGACGACCAACTCACCCCACGCACACAACATGCTCACGCTGTGAGCTCCGTCCGTACCGAAAACTCCTTCGACGGGAGGCCCTTGTGCTTCCTGCCGGCCTCTGTGCGGATCGCTGGCCCCCCTGCGCGCCTCGCGCCCTCCGTCGCGAAGACTCTCGCGCATTGCGCTGAGGCGGCCCCAACGCGCGTGACCTATGACATGATCACCGCCTCCAACATTTCGGCGCTGACGAACACTGTCTATGTCACGACGGCCAACCCCAGCCTACTCGACCCCACGCATAGCGGCGTGTCCGCCGCTTCCTCTGAGCTGAGGAAGAAGACCTTTGCGTCGATCGACAAAAACCACAGTGTCCTGATTGTTGACCCGTCTTGGTCTGAGATCGACGAGCTGGCCGTCAAGGGCTGCCGCGTTGCAGTCCTCGCGGAGCGCAGCGCCGACAATTTTGCGCGCTGGACGCCCTCAGGCGTCGTCAGCCCCATTACGACGACACTCTGCAAGGCTCTGCTCTCAGGTGAGCAGCACGACTGCGTGTACTACGCACCTCAAGATGTCGAGTGCGGCTTTGACGACATCTTTGTCGGGCACAGCATGTATTACCGCGACCCACAGGAGGTCGTCCTGCTTGCCCGCCGCAGCGCAGCTTGCACTGGCCGCTGCGATGTCTGGTACACCATCTTCAGCGTCCCGGATTTCGAGCCGCTGCTCGTGCCTGACCGCACCAAGCCCCGCCACAAGCAACTGCTCGACATGCTGAGCTTTGACTTCCCGGATGGCTACCGTGCACACCGTACCCAGCGTCTGCGCAACGCCTCGCAGACCCCGTCAACATCAGCAAGCTGGTACCCCCGCGCGATGGGCTTTCTCTTGTATGAGCCGGACTGCGGGGCCATCCACTGGGCCCCAGCGGACCGTTCCGACTCGCGTCCGGAGAAGTTCTACACGTGTGACGCCTCTGACTATGTCCCACTCTGCCATGGCCAGGTGGGCGGCATTGCGACTGGCTACCATGCAGCATCAGTCCATGCGCGGACCCCGGTCGGGGCTCAGGCCTGCTTGCACTTCACGATAGCCGCAGGCCGCTGCGCCATCCGCGTGCCCGCTCGCGGCGCCACCGGCTGGGATGAGGTGCTTGAGTGGCGCATGCCAGGCACCCAAAAGACTTGGCTGTTCTCGGCGAGGCAGTACAATGTCGTGACCGGCATCTTGGACCGCGGCACGGACGACTCAGATGCCTTGCGAGCCTACCAGTCGGTTGCGTTGGTGAATCATGTGCAGGAGGTTGTCGACAGAGCACTCGGTGTTGGCGGCAGCGCTCGCCTCACCAACGTGCACGCGCTCGAGCAGGTGCTCGGCGCGTTCCTCGCTGCGCTGTTCACCAAGGCACTCGTCTTCGCGGCGGTCGGCTCCTTTGGTCCAGCAGCGCAACGTCAAGGCGCCGCTACGCTCGATCACACGCGTTGGCGCTCGTACGTGGTGGCCCTCCGGGCGACTTTCGGAGCCTTGCTGCCCCGCTCCAAGCTTGATGCGACCATGGACAACTGCTTCGCTGCCCTTGGCGCAAAACGCTCCGCATGGGGCTTTGCCAGCAAGGGCCAGCCGCTTGTCCCAAAACCTGCCCTGCGCCTCGCGAAGGCGTTCGAGTGGGAGCTGTGTATCCCGCGTGCAACCGATGGCCGCTGGGCGCCTGCTTCAATCGGAGCACAGCCGACGCTGCAAGCCGCGAAGGTGTGCGCAGACGGCCTTGCCCTGCCCGCGTGGCCAGTTAACGGCAGTCGACCCAACCTTGCCGTCGCCACCTACCTTGCAGGCCACGCCTTCCATGACTTCTGCTTGTGCTCAGTGGGTCCCGGGCTCGCTCTGCCGGTCTGCGCCCCGCCGCAACCCGGCACCGCGGAGTTCTTCCTGCCGATCATTCGGCAGCCGTTCAATGCTCCGCTCGTGGCGGACCTCGGGGACCACTACAAGACGCTCGGAGTCCGTGACTGGGGCAAAGGCTCACACACGGGCTTCAAGATCGTCCGCACGTTGTGCAGACTTGGCTTGCTCGACAGCGCGCGCCTTCAAAACGTCTGTCTGGTTGGCGAGGGCCCCGGCGCCTTCGCGTGCATGCTCGCAACCCTGCAGCCAACGGGCGCACGACTCGACGCCTCGACCGCGGGCCTTTCGACACCTGTCGTCGAAGGCGGCTTTGACTACAGCGTCATGCTTGATCACAGCACCCGCAGGACCCTGATTGTGTCGGATGTGCAGAATTTCAGCTTTGATGCAGTCGAGCTCACCCGCTTCTTGGCGACTGTCGTGGCTGCGTCGCAGCTGCACCAGTGCCCCGTCGTCTTCAAACTCAACCGCCCAGGCACCAGGTTCTTCTCGCTTCCAGGCAGCTTGAGGGCGTATCACAACTGGATGAGCACCGGCGAAGTCTACCTGCGGTACGACTGGCATGAGCGATACAACAGCTGCTTCGACCCCCAGGTCGCCACCCCAGTGCTGTCGGTAGCACACCCCGACGCACCTCGCGGCCCTCAGGGGCCGATGCTTTATCAGCTGCGCACCGCTCAGCAAGCCAACCTCACCGCGGCTGACTGCTGCGTGCTCGCGGCCCTGCATGCGCGTACCTTCACCCCCGGGGGGGGGCGTTGCCAGGTCACCCTCGCCAGCCCGAAGTTGGCGAACCTGCGGATGAGCCATGTCGTCCCGGGTTGGGGCAGCTTTCATGCAGATGACTGGCACGATGTTCGAGCCGAAGACCCCGGGCTCATCCCAGTTGTTCTTCGAGCCGCTGCAAAGTTCCATCCAGGCCTCACATGCGGAAAGATGCTGCCCCCCGGAGAAACGCACCAGCACCTCAGAGCCATCTGGCTGACCGGCTGCCACGCGCGGCAGGTCCAGGCCAGGGCTTGCGATGGGCGCGAGCTCGAACGCTTGTGCCACGAGCTCGGCCTGTTCGACGTGCAGCACCTCTCCGATGAAGCGCGTCTGGGCCTCGCAGTCACGAAAGGAGGACCGACCTTCACATCGATCGCTTCGCCGACGCTCATCGCGGGCCGCCCTGTGTGCTTCATCCACGACGAATCGCCGGAGCGGCTCGCCCGTATTCGCAGGCAATACCCGGGGGCGCGCAGCTACATCGCAAACGGCCTGATGAGGCCCGCCCTTGGCTTTGTTGAGAACGCAACTCAGTGGCGCCTCGCGCACGTCACTCGCAAGCCGCACACGGAACTCGTACAAGAAGCTTGGACGTGCGTGTACGGCGACCAGCCGCAGCGGGTCTGCTTCGACATCCAGCTTTACGACGAGAGCAACGCCACCTGTCGGGGCATCATCGTTCGCTGCCAGTGCAGCGGCGCACTCGCCTTCGCAGTGGCGCGTGCCGCGACCGTCTGGTACGATGCGGAAGCTTTTTCGTATTCAGCGGAGGACATGTTGGCCGTGCTCGTGTTCGACGACGGGGTCCCGGACTTCGACGACAACACTCTGCTAGCCCAGAACACGCTCGACCGTGCTGCCCAACAGGCGAGCGCGGGGTTCGGCCCAATTCGTCAACTTGCGGCCCTCTTCCCGACGCTCGATCAGCGGGTCCCCCTCGATGAAGACACATTCGACGCTCGGTTGCCGGCTTTGGTGCCGGAAGTGTTCGCAAACTGGCTCGAGCTGCCTTGCTCCACCCCTGACATCGCCGAACTCAGCCTGCTCTTCTCACAGACAGACGTCCAGGCGGTCGCGACTGCTGTCCCCCAACCGACTGTGCAAGCGATCGTCGACGAGCCGGCAGCGGATCAGGCCACGCACTCCAGCGCTGCCACTTCCGACCTGCCGCCCGCTCAGCCCATTCCGCCCGTCACCCCGCCAGGCGCTGCTGCCCCCGCGCCTCCGCCACCGCAAGTTCAGCTTGCAGCTCCGGCCCCGCCGGCCCCGCAGCTTCCCGCGCCCGCAAACCCCCCCGCTTTGGTTGCCGCTCCACCTGCTGTCGTGGCACCTGCACCTGCCCCGCCGGCCGCTGCACCCGCCGCCCCCGTCGCGGCACCCGTACCGGCGCAGGTCCAGGCCGTCGCACTCGCGACTGCGGCTGCGCCCCACGGCCCCCCTGCGTTCAACCCCGCAACCATCCTGAATGGATTGGCACGCATGACAGCAGCGGGAGTTGCTCAGATCCCGGCCCCGGGGCCTCGAACCCTGCAGGCGCCCCAACGCCCTGCCCCCGCGCCGGCGCAGGCCCCAGGGGCTGCTCCAACCGCCAAGCGAGGGCTCGTCACGTTTCCTGTCACGGACTCGGGCTGCCTCTGGAAATCGTTTGTGAACCTGGCCCGGTTTGCCGCTCTCCCGGCAGATTGCTGGGCCACGATGCCGGACGAGGTTACCGCACTGATCAGGTCGGACGTGAGCCAGGCCGCTGCTTTCACCCAACCAGATGTGGATGATGCGACCTTCATGGGGCTGCTCAATGAATCGCGAGCTTCGAGATTCGTCAAAGGCAACCACGCCTGCTTCGGCTCCGGCCTGCGCCGCTTTGCCCCGCTTGTGAAATTCAACGGCCAACATTGCGCAGTCCGTGCGGCCATTGTCTCGACTTCGGTCACAGCAAGGCTGCGCCACGCCGACTTGATCGTGTGCAACGGTTCTGCCATCCAGATCTGGCAGCCTCAGGGTAACCTGGTCCCGATGCACGACGAACATGAGCTCGGCGCAGACCTTCGGGTCGTGTGCGCGTGGCTTGAGTCGTGCGACACCATCGGGCGCCGCACGCCGGCCGAGCAGCGAACGTGCTTCGGTGACATCGACGCCTACAACGATTTCTTGCTCGCCCACACATTGTGCAGCGAGGAAAGGCCCGACCCTGTGGAGCTAGGCCTCGCTTCGTTCCTTCCTACCACAGTCACCCTGAGCGACGACACCGGACCTGCGACCGTTGCGACACAACCCGGCAGACGCCGCATGCCGAAGACCGGCAGCCAGCTGACAGTAGGACAAGCTGTCACCCACGCGGCCTCTTGCTATGCGCTTGGTCAGAACTGCAGCTTTGACGGCAAGGATGCAGCAAACCGCCCGCTTCACGTGCGGCGGTTTGCCGACGACTGGCAGTTTGAAGGCCAGGGCACTCTGGTGCTCGTCTGCCAGGATGCACAACCCTTCACCTTCGGTCTGCTTCGGCTGAGGCCCCAGCCCGTCGAGGCCGTCGAGCTGGCCCCGAAGCTGACTGCGAGCGCAGCGGACAACAACCCGACTGTGTATGTCGCGATCGTCCACCGCAGAGCTTGGGACGTGCGGCCCACCCTGCGCGGCCCGAGCACCTTCGTGTGGCCGCTCGCCCCGACCGCAGCGACTGCGGCGCCGGCTTGGATCACAAATGCTAAGCGCTACCCGATCTCCACCGCGAACGTCGACCATCTGCTTGCATCTTGTTCACACGATGGCATGTGGAACGCGCCAGCAGTGGGGGCAGAGTGTTTCGGCTTTGTTGCGTCTTGGCCTCAGCAGGACGGCCCCGCACAGCTCCTCATCCCGGTGCGGGAGCAGGGGGGTTCGCTCAGCCGACCCCTCCCTCGGCCGGCGTTCCTGCGGGCGGCAACACCTGAGGGCTTCACGTCACCGCAATACGTGTTTGCTGACTCGTGGTCTCTTTTCGGCGCCACAGGCTTTGAAGCTTCCGGCCGGAACCCTCCTGCGTTTGACGAAAACACCGGCCTCATTGCGACGCGCAACATTGCGCAGCCCGACACTTGGGCCCAGAGCGCTCTGTGGACCAGCCTCGAGGACATCATCTTTGCAGAGCAGCCCACGGCAGGGCACTATGCGCGCGCCCGCGCCGGCCTCGCCAACGACGCCTTCTTCATCAAGTTCCGGGGGCTCGACGGCCCAGCCGGGGCCGCAAAGACAACCTGGGTCCACAGATGGATCGCGGCCGAGCGCTGCCACTTTGTCATCAGCTGCCCGCTCACGGCGTTGCTCGCCGACCATCGGCGTTTCGCGGATGGCCAGGGCGGCAGGGTTTCCGTTGTGAATGGTGCCCTTGCGCCGGCGGAATGGGCGGCTGCAGTCGCCCGAGCCTCGAAGAATCAAAATTTCGTCTTGGTTGCGGACGAGGCCAATTTCAACTGCCTCATGAGGCGCTGCGTGGCCCTCGCCGCTCTGCCCGCCGCAAGCCAGATGATGCATGCCTTGCTGCTCGGGGCGCGTTCCCAAGCCGCCGGCGGGGCCGACGAGCAAGCGAATGTCGTCGCGGCCGTGCCTGAGGAAACCGCCTACGCGACGGAGCTGGCGACCATCCTGCCCGACGCCACCGGAGATGCGCTTGCGCTCTTCGATGGTTGGGTCCTGCCCAGCAGCCTCAGGTGCCCTGTTCTCAACTGCGCGTCCGAAGGTTATTCCGGTGGCTCGATCAGAGACGACGCGGTCGGTCTTTGGAAAGCCCACAGTGTGGAGGATACGTACACGTCGGCGCTCATCGCGTCAACCAGGCCGCTGGCAGACATTCTCATTGCGAGCGGCCCGACCTACACGTGCGCCAACTGCCAAGGCCTCACCCTGCCCGGTGTGGGCGTCCACCTGCCGCGCAACCACCGGGTTGCGCGCTATGTGGCACTCACCAGGACAAACACGTGGGCCGTGATTGACTGCACCCAGGAGGCCGACACGTTTGGAGCGATGGAACCCGGCTCGGTCGCGCCAATGCTCTACCCGTCGTGGCCCGCGCCGATCAGGTTTGTCGCGCCGATCACTGCCGGCCGTCCGGCGGACTCGGTGATCCTCGCCGGAGGGGTCGTGCACCTCACCGAAGCTCAGCCGTTCGGACAGGAACAGGGCTTCGCGACCTCCGTCGTCCGCGTCCCAGGCTCCGGCGGTGGCTCAGCGGAAGCGCCGACCCACCTTGCAGGCGCCCCGCATGGGCTGGCCACCAAGCATGTCCGCGCTTTCACACCATTGGTTCGCCACGCCGCGGCTCCGATTCAAGAGCAGGACGTTGTCCGCTGTGCCGCGGGTGCAGTTTCAGCTTTTTTCCCCGTCGGAGTGGACCCGACAGAGGGCGCAACAGTTGTGGTGAACTATCTGACGGTCCGCGACACGACGATCGCGCTCGGCCGGCCTTACGGCTTCTGCGAAACATCCATGCCCCCTTCGGTGACCATGACGTTCACTGGCCCGGGCTGCCCGCTCATCAACCCGTTGCATCAGCCGAGCCACGTCGAACTTTCTGCAAACTCCGCGGCCACGCGCCTCAGGCAAGCGGACGACGCTAGGGAGCTCACCCAGCTGCAGCAAGCCAAATTCTTCAAGCGCGCCCTGAGGCGACTTGAGGAGGACTGCGTTGTTGAACCCCACAGCGCAGAACTCGACCAGCAGATTGTCTCCGGCTTCATCCATCAGTGGTGGGTGCACCAGAGGGACAAAAGTGGCGCCGAGGGAGGTCGCGCTGCAGCCCTGCTCGAGAGGGTTAGGCCACTTATAGCCGCGCAATTCCCCGCGCAGCTGATGGGGTATCTCACCAAGATGCAGATGAAGATGCCAGGGGACTCCTGCAAATTCAAGAATGCGTGGGACGCCATCATCAGCGGCAATCTGTATGGCTGCGGCGACGGCCACGCCGACCAGTTGCTGGCCGAGATCAATCGTAAAGCTGCCCTCAAGGCTGGCCAACCAGTGATGGCCCCTGGTTCCGCTCTGCATTCGCTGGTCGGGGGCATCTGGGTGCGCCTGCACGCTACCATGGCACACCTTTGCCTCGACAGGACGCGAGTCGTGTTCGGGGCAGTTAATGGCGCTGACATCAGCTCGGCGAACGTCGGGTTCCAGGCCAGGGTCTCCGAAGCAGACGGCGTCTTCGAGAACGACGTCTCAGGCATGGACGCCTCCCACACCAGGACCACGTTCAACTGGTTCATGGCAGCCACCCAGATGCTGAGCCAGCGCATGTTCGGCGACGCCTACCTCTTTGCCGGCATGCACGCGCACATGGCTGCGACCGCTGAAGAGTGGTCGTTCCGTGGGCGCCAGTTCCCCGACCAACGAGGTCGCCTGCAGTGGACGCTGGCCTCGGGGGTGGCCTGGACCCTGTACCTCAACGACTGGGTCAGCTACTTCTACTGGGCCGCGTCGTTCCAGGGCAAGCGTTGTTTTAACGCTTTCCTGGGCGATGACCACATCGGCCTGACCTCCGGTGTCAGCACCTTTGACCCGGAATTCGCGCTGCTGGTCAACGTGACGATGAAACCAGTTCGTAGGCAGGTGGCCTTGCGCTACGGCATGTTTTGCAACCACCTGCTCGTCGAAGGCTCGGCGGAGCCAGTCATCGATTACGTCAGGCTGGCCGCGAAGCTCCTCAGCAGGCCTTTCGGCGCGCACCGAGGCCAGACCACCCGCGTGTACGCCGAAGAAGTGGAAGCCCTTCAAACCTCCGTGCGCAACTTACTCGGCCCCGCCGAACGAAACGCGGGTCCGGCAGGCGCGGCCCTCACCGACCGCTACGGGCCCGGCGTCGCGGAGATCTGCGCAAACTTCTTGCGATGGTTTTCCGCCGCGACCGTCGCGCAAGTCGAGGCCCGAATGGTCCGCCAAACCTGGCTGGCCTCGCCCGATAAATTCGGCACCAAGGCGCCCTCTTTGCGCCCGCCCAACCTGGGTGACATGCTCGACACCGTCGCCGGGGCCCAGCAGTGGGCAGCCGTCGAACACGAGCTGCTCCGCTAAACGAGGCGGAAAAACCGAC